TGTTTTACTTGATACTTGCTCATTCATATATGTATTATAGCATAAACTGGGGATTTGTCAAGTGTTATTGATCCATCCGTGAAGATATTTGGCAAATTCCTTATGCCCATCTTCTAGTAAATGTCCCGTGCTTGTTGTTCGCAGTTCATGATTAGCCGCAAAAAACGGAATACTAAATTCCTCAACATCTTTTATTCTTTTATCTTGTTGTACTGTTTTATAAACATTCGTTTTATATATAAACTCATTTTCATAACCAAGGTCTGAATTATTAGCGGCAGAAAATATAATATAGTCGATACCTCTGTCTCTCAAGAACCCACGGAGCATAACCAAATTAGTATAATAGTCAATGAGTTTCTTTACGATATTTTCAGAAACCATCAACATTTTATACAACTCTGTATTTTCTTTTTTATATACTTTATCAAGGGTAATCATAGGTATAGGAAATGGTAAATCCCTCACTATTGGATAATCCCGTATCGTTTCGTCATTGGCAGTCGCAATGATGTCTTTTCTATTACCATCGTACCAGAGTTCTTGTCTAGTAAGGAAACTAAACCCAATTATAACGAGAGACTTTCCGCCAAGTGATGAAATATGTTCCACACTGCTACGAAAAATCCTGTCGTTATTACTACCCCTAATCGCAGCATTTCTTATGGAAGTATTAGGGAAGTACTCTTGTAAAAAATCACTATATACGTTGTTGTCAGCAAGGGCAGTATAACTGTCTCCATTAATGTATATATGTTCATATTCCATTAAAGCTCAACGTCCTCAAGACCGACTGAACGAAGGCGAACAACGTGTCCTAGCATCCAGTTCTTACTATCAAAACCCTTCATAACCGCCAGATAACGGTTGCGTAGTAAGGCTACTTCGTTGATTATCATTTCCAAATCAACCACATCATCCTCACCATCCACATATTTTTCTACTTCACGGGACGATAATGCTTTCTGGTATCGTTCATACTCAACGAACTTTTCTTTGCGAAGCTTTCGCATTTGGATATTTAGAAAGTTTAGCACAGCCTCAATCTCTTGAAGCTGGCTAAATCTTACTTCGGTATTTGCTGGAAGTTCTTTTAGATTCTTCTCAACATTCCCCTTCACAGCCACTTCGTATCGTGCCTGTTCCAGTTCTTTTTCGTAGTAGTTGATGAAGGATGGGATTTGGCCCATATCTTCGGTAATCTTACCATACCACATTACTTACCATCCAATTTCGGTCTTTAGTAATCTTCTTCCCACTCATCATCTTCTTCTTCATCTTCATCTTCCAAAAACTCTTTCACAGTAGCAGACATATACTTATCAACGCCGTTAAATAGTTTTAGGTCTTCATCGTCCAACCCATTATCAACGAGGTTATCAATAACATGGTCTGCTGCTGTTTGTCGGTCTTTGGCTGGAATGTACTCACGTACAGTTTCCCAAAGAAGAATAAGCATTTCATTATCCATATGGTGTTCTCCCCAACTTGGATTTATTTATTCTTCGTCAGCAGTTTCTTCTGCTTCTGGTACAGTAATATCAATAGCACCAAACTCTTCCATTACGATATCAAGTTTGTCGCTGGTCCAGTTTTTACGGAACTCAATGATTTCCTCGCCATCTTTGGTTTCATAACGTAGACGGTTTCCTGTCTTTACTAGAATACCCTTTTCCTCAAACATATCAATCAAACCGCTATAAGGGTCCATTCCCGTTTCGTATGGGATTTGGATTTCAGCTTCCTCAAACGGTTTGTTGTATCGTGTCTTCATAATCTTACACTTGGCACGAATACCATGAACCTTGCTGGTTTTATTACCATCGGCATCTGTTTTCAGTTTTAGTTTCTTCATAGCGATAACGATTGAAGCGGCATAGATTGGACCAGAACCACCAGCAATCTTATCGTCAGGGTCAAACATATCCTGTGATGCGTATGTGTGGTTGGTACATACCATACCAACGTTATAGTTACCGAACATATTGACGCAGTTCATAACAAGGGATTTTAGGGCACGGGGTTTATGACCGAAATCACCTTTCATGTTACCAGCGTCAAACTGGTCAACCTGAACATCAGTTAGAAGGGCACCGAGACTATCAATGATGAATAGAACTTTTGGTCGTTCTGCTTCATCCATAGTCTTGTAGTCTTTCATAAACGATGAAATGGTTTTTGCTACATCATCAACCTTACTCATAGATAGACGAAGTAGTTTGTCTTCATCGGTATCTACGCCCAAGTCATGTAGCCATTTTTCATCAAGGGCGTTTTCTGAGTCGATTAGAACAACATAGATATCTTGCTCTTGTGCGTTACGGACAAGGTTACCAGCGGCGATATATGATTTACCAGCGCCAGATTCACCAGCAAGAACGGTTACTTTGCCAAGCGGAACACCTTTGTTGAAGTCTCCACTAATACGGTAGTTTAGTAGGTAGTTACCTGTTGAAACCCAATCAGTTGGGTCATTGAAACCAAAACTAATACCGTCAATAGATTTGGTTAGGTCTTTACGAAATTTACTCACATCGAAGGGGCGTGTCACATCATTCTCCTTTTCTTTGTTTCCACCATTTTTTTACGAAAAAATGTGATACTACCTCAACCCTCGCATCACTATATGGACGAGATATTAGTCTCGTTGAGTTCCACATACTTCCTAAATCGTCACAACCACGATTTGATTTAGGCTTGCTTCTGACGTGAACGAATCTTGTTGAGAATGTCAGCAGCACGATCTGAGCTTGATGATTCCTCGGCTTTGCTTTCTGCCTGTGGTTCGTCATCAGTATCAAAAGGTGGAGTGTCCTCGTCAACTTCTTCCTTTTTTGGAGTTTCTTTCTTAGGTGCTGGCGCACTATCTTCTGTCGCTTTCTCAGCACCTTCTGGCTTATCTACGCCGAATGGACGGTAGTATGCACCCCAACGTTCTGGGTCATACTTCTCACCATCAACAGATGCTTCAAACATTTCAAAGATGACTTTTAGTTCCGCATCACTTGGTTTACGTGGTAGATAGTCTTTCAGTGTGAATAGACCATGCTCTTCGATAGCTGCAAGCTGATCTTCGTCAAGGGCGGATTCTTTACGTGCCCAAGAAGATTGGTCATAAGATGCCCACTTACCATCCTGTGTCTTGCGGATGTTGAAGTTCAAACCAGCTTCGTAATCATCTGGCCATGCTTCTAGGTCTGGGTCAAGCAAGATTGACTTGATTTGTTTGTGAAGGTTTGGATTGATAACAAACCGACGAATTGGGTTTTCTGGTGTGTCATCTTCCAGAGTGTTACCGTTGCGGTCTACAAAACCAGGGTGATCAAGGACGAAGCCCTGATAGATATATGAACGCTTCTTCCAGTACTTGTTAGCCATTTCTTCCATAGAAGAATCTTTGTACCAAGGCTTGATTTCAGCCTGTACTGGACAGGTTGTACCATCGTTGTACATTTCCACACAAGGTACTTGCATCTTTACGAAGTCTTTGCTTGGGTCACCAACGACACCAGAGAATTCCAGATTAATCATAAGACGTTCTACCCAGAAACCTTCGGTGTTTGATGTATCACCATCTGGTAGGAACCTTACTACTGCTGTGCTGTCTAGGGGGATATTCCAGAAAGGGTAACTTGCGTTATCACCTTGGAAGGTAGATTTACCTTCGTTTTTTGCTTCTTCTTTTAGTTGTGCGCGGATTTCCGCTAAAGATTTACGTGCCATGTTTATGCCTCCTTTTTATGCCTATTATGCCACGACACCCAAGGGTGTCTTCTTTTTTGCCTAATCGTCAATCAAGTATCTCAACGACTGTGATACTATTATAACGCACTCTTATTTATCATTGCAATATAAAAATATAAAAAAGTGGCTAAAAAGCCACTTTTTCTTCTAAGATAGAAATCCCTGTATTTTGTTCCTCCTGCTAGTATTCTTCATTTTTCGCAATGCTTTTGCTTCAATCTGTCGAATACGATCCTTACTGACACTAAATTCATCACCTATTTCTTTCAGTGTCTTGTCATGAAAGAAACGTGAGCGAATAACTCTTTCTTCTCTAGGTGTTAATGTCAAAAGTACTTCTCTAATAGCAGATTTTAGTTTATCTATGTGATCTTTATCAATAATATCACTAATTCTACCATCATCGGACATATTCATAATAGAATCAATAGGAACAGAGTTATCAATAGCGGGATCATCCGGTAGGGTCGGCATCTTATTTGCAGACCCTCTATATGTTTCTCCATCTGGATTATATCTTGCCGCTTGTTGATTTGGGTGTGCTTCATCAACACGCTTCTTTACGGGTGTGCGGAGATAGGAATAACTTTCCCCAAACTCTTCCCAGTTTCCTTCGTCATCGTCAAGCACTTTTGACTTGTACTCATCGATGCTAATGATTGGGTTGATGATATCGGTTAGATCACCTTCTTCGAGTCCTTTGTTTAATTGACTAGGATTCATTGACGCATGAATTTGCCTAATCGAAACTGGCATACCTTGGTGGTTTTTGAACGTCAATGGTTGAGCCGTATTGTCTGGATTATACGTTACGCCGTTTTGGCCCATTTCAATATCAAAGGAACCGTCGCCATTATCCTCTACGCTAGTAATTTTGAACTTCCCTCTTTTGTTTGGGAAACCAGATACAAAATACTTGCCTTCCTTGATTTCTTGGCGCTTGCGTTCTGCTGTAATACCAGATAGTTTTTTTAGTTCGTTGATATCCATTTTTATAGTCCCGCCAGTTTCTTCATATCGTCAAGGTCTGTGTTTTCCATTTGATCTTGTGGAAGTTTAGATACTCTACCTTTATCATTCCAATCACCATGTTCATCATCACATTCACAAGGATATGCGCCACAGGCTGGGCAATAGTCTGGTTGGTCTTCACGGTCTTGGAAGAACTTACTTTGACGAGCGTTGTCTGCTTGGACTTTTTTAGCAAACTCATATTCTTCGTCTTGTTCCCAATCTTCGTCTTCATCTTCCCAACGCTGGAAACCATATTCATCATCTTCCATAGTGATATCTTCGGCACTTTCCATCCAGCGTGGTTCGTCATCGGCATAGACTTCATCACGGTCATAGTCTTCACCTTGGTCATAGTCCCATTCGGTATCATAGTCAATACCATACTGTTCGCAGAAAGCGGTGACCATAGCATTGATATCATATTCATCCATTTCGTTATCAAACTCTTCAAAAGCAAAGTCATAAATAGCATCGGCACCATAGTCTTTCTTCATTAGTTCTTCCATCTGTGCCCAATAACCAGGATACTTGGATGCCCATTCCTGTGCTTCTTCACTGTATGATGCTTCGCCATGTTCTGCTAGTTCTACACCAGCAAGTTTAGCGATTTCTTCTAATGACTCCTCTTGGTATTGGTCTGGCTCGTCCATATCGGCTTCGTCATCCATAGCATCCATATTGAACTCATCCGCTGGTTCTTCATCCATATCTGGTTCTTCTGCTGGTTCATTCATCCATCCATCAACCATATCAGCAAGTGCTGGACCAGCGTCCATCATTAGTTCATATAGTTTTTCTTTTGGGTCAGTGTCCATACCCAACATAAGCTCTTTTAGCTCATCAAAGTTATTGTCGTCAAGTAGTTCTGCTGCTTGCATAAATGAATCATAGTCCATATGGGTATTACCGAGTTCATACGCATACTGCATAATGCTATCGGATGCGTCAATCAACTCATCTTTCATTGCGTTTTCGGTCAAGTCATTTACCCAGTTC